TATGTAGCATATATTGTCTTTAAAGCCATTAAAACCAGCTTCCACTCCTTTATCCTCAAAAAACCTTTTGTATATCCAATGTTCTTTTGTTACAGGGTTTAATATTAACACTACTCTATTTTGTATGTCTTTTTCTCTAATGCTTAAATCAATAGTATCAAATATATCTTCATCAATTAATTCTTCTGCTTCGTCTAATACCCAGCAGCTTATTCCTTGAAGCGATTTAAGTGAAGCTGTTTGATTTCCTGCTGATGTCTTTATACCTCTAAATAGTATATCTGATTGATTGCTTGTATTTAATACTTCAGTTTTATTTACGCTAAAGATATTTTCAAATCCTAATAGCCCTATCTTTTCCAGGAACTCAGGAATGATTGATAAGTGAGCTGATACCATTGTGAATCTTGTAAAGAGTATTCTAATACCCTTAGTCATAGTAAGTAAAGTTAAAAAAGCAGTGACGGCAAATGACTTGCCTGATCCTCTACCTCCAGTTATAATAAAATAACGGGCATCAGATTCAAAGAGTGGATTGTATTTCTTATTCAGTATCAGTTTCTACAAATGTTATGACAGGCATATTAATTGCTTTATCTCCTGAAGTTACATCTAACCTATTTGTTTCATTCCAACCAAGTCGTGTCTTAGCAGCGTGAATAACTACGGCAGGAACTTTGTCTTTTACGCATTCATAATACTTTGATTTAATAAAGTCCTGTTGTATGCTTTCTATTTCTTCTACTTTATCTTTAAATTCTTCATCTTCTTTTAGCCATTTATAGAAATTTGTTCTTGATAAGTCAGTTGCCTTTAATGCAGTAGTAACTACTCCTAATGAACTCTCTAGTGCTTTTAATAATCTCTCTTTGTTAATCTTTGTTCTATTTTGTTCCATTTTAAACTCCTTTTATTGGTACTTTTATTATAGGATTAAAATCAAAAGTTCTTTTGCTCCCCTTATCCCTAACTACAATATCCTTTCCCCATTTGTTTTGCAACGCAAAGAACTGCTGCTTTTCCTTTTGTAAATTCCTTATACTAGCACAACCCCCTGTTTGTTCTGCTTGTTTAACTTGATAATGAGCGTAATTCACTCTTAAACATCCACCATATCTCTGAGTATGCTGAAGCGTTATATCATAATCTTCTTTTAAAGGCAAATTCTCATCATATCTTATTTCACTATCTTTTAAATGGGCTTGAAAGGGGCCTCCTATATATTGCAAAAAACCAAAAGGAGTATATTCTCTATAAGCACCCTTATCCGTTATACAATTTACTCCCCAAAATTTATATCCTAATTCATCACATAAAATTGCAGAACTCTCACAAAACTCCAATAATTCATCTTGACTAAACTTAATATCATTCTGACTATCCCATCTACCTACAGCCCTACAATCGTCATCTAATATAACAATACAATCTGCATCATCACAAAGATTATCTAATATCCAATTCCTTACTCTACATAAATTTCCCTGTGCACTGTCAGGGCATACAACAATATCATTGCCATTATTTCTATATTCTTCCGCTTCACTTTCTCTAACTACTAATTTTACTTCAGGATAGGTAATCTGAGTAATACTTTTTTGTGATCTCTTGTATGATGGCGCAAATATTTTAACCTTCATTTTTTAATTTATTTATAGCATCTGCACCATTTAACACTCTCCCAATCCCACTGCTCCAAGCTTTCCCATTCTGCCTTCTAGCCGTTTCCGTCTTTAAATCAAATAATGTTTTTGCTTGAAGCCAATCTATATCATTATCAAATTTTAAAACAATATAATTACTTTCTCTATCCAATTCAGTTGCAAAAGGATTTTCACTCTCCTTATTATCAGGGTTTTTTAATTCTTTTATATCATCTTCATTTAACCATACATCTAATCCCCATTCTATAAGTTGTGAGCTATCCCATTCATTAGCTAACATATCCCATTCCCATTCACCAAACCCTACATTGTCTTTTACTATAAACTCTTTCTTTTGTTCTTCAGTAAGTCCTTTAGCTACTTCTATCCATACTTCTTTAAGCCCTGCATCTTTACTTGCTCTAAGTCGCATATTGCCACCAAGCACAATCATATCTTCATCTACGACTATTGGTCTTAACTTTAACATCTCAGGAAATTCCTTAATTGACCTTACTAACTTTTTAAACTTATCATTTTTAATAATTCTAGGATTATTAGGGTTTCCTTTAACCTTGCTGATCTTAACTTGTTGTTTCATAGTATATAATAGAAATTTGTTTTATTTATTTAATCAAAAGGTTCATTGATACCTCGTTCTCCACATATTTTTTCTTTAACACTATCCCACATCCGATCTCCTTTTTGCTTTTTAGTTAAAGATTCTTCAGTTCTTTTTATTTGTGGCATTCCTTCTTCGGGTTCACTATCCATCCAAAGACCACAATCACAAAGAGCTTGTATTGTTCTCCACTTGCCATCTCTAAGACCAATAGTTTGTTTACCTATTTCTTCTTCATTACCACATTCGCATTTATATAGTGTCATCTTACTAATCCTCCTACTTTTGTTTTACTCTTTTCGTATAGTTTATCTAATTCAAAGTGTAACACATTAATTGCTTTTTGTATGTCTTGCTCAGGAGAACTGCCTTCTTTCTTTCCTGCTCTTAGTATATATTGAACTGCTTGTGATGTCCAAGCACTAAGACCAAAGTCATCTACTATATTCTTTGCTGAGTAGCCATAAAGTTTTCCTGTGTAATAATGGGGTTCAGGAGTTTTTTTGTAATCTTCTTTCTTTGTCATTTTCTAAAATTTTAATTAAACCCTCTTGGGTGTTTAGTTTTCTTGGTCTTTTGAACTTACGATATTCTTCAGGGCTATATATTAATTTCACTTCCCTTACTAAATTTTCATCATCATACTTTACTATCCATCTACTAGAGTGATGATGTTTGTTTCTTTTTAAGTGTGCTAAATAACTCATTCGCTGTATTTTTTATATAATTTTTTTATTCCATCAAAGCAAGTAGATAAACAAGATCCACAATTAGTTCCTGTGGGATAGTTAGTCATATAGATTGTGTTGTATGTTTCTATCATTCTTTTTTTTGCTTGAATATTTTTAGCCCTACCACTTTTTAAATCTTTCCACATATCTAATATTTCATCTATTATTTCTTGAGGTAAATCATCAGGAGTTTCCACTGCTGTTGTTTTATTCCAATATTTTTGTGGGCAAGATTGTGGTGCAAGTCGTGCCTTTAGCTTTACAAAACACATACAAATTTTACATTGACCTAAAATTTTTGAATAGTAAACACAATCTTTACAAATTGCTATTCTATCCTCATACACTTCATCGGGGACAAAAAACTTATTCATATTTTCTTTTGTCGTCAGGGTGCTTGAAACCAAACTGCATTATAAAACTATTGTTTTTTATTGGGTCATACATCTTCATTTAATTCTTTTTTTAAAATTGTTCTCACTTTATCTATTGTTGTAAATAAGCTATTACGACTTATCTTGGTTTTAGCAGCGAGTGAATCTAAAGTTTCGCCACTATAATATAACTTGAATAACTCTCTATCATACCAACTGTCCAGCTTATCTAACTCCACATCAATAAGCTCTAGCTTGTGTAGTGTTTTATTATGCGAATAATCTATTTCTTCATTCGGCAAATTTGAAATATTTTTATACCTACAATCATCAGCAACAATATACTCATCACCATTAGTTGCACTAGAACTATAAATAGAGCTGTCAATATGTGTATAATATTTTTCATACTTATAGTAAAAATTACTTCTTGTGCTTGTTAAAGCCCTTCTCAAAGCAACTGCTCCATATCTTGTTATTCCAAGTATTCCGTCTTTCTCGTAAATTGCTCTAAGCGTTTCAGGATTCATACTCAGAAAATACAACATCAATTCCTGGACACTTTCATTTACTTTATTTTCGTCAGTTGTTAAACCATAAGCCATTGTTCTAAATTTATCAGTGAGCTTAGCTATTTCAATATATATCTTATTCATTCTTTGGCTCTACCTCATACAACTTATTAGCTACCTCTTGCAACATTTGTTCCAGCACTACTTTGTATGCTCTTAAAACTGCTGAATTTGTTTTAGTTTCTAACGCTGCAAAAAAACCATTTGTTGCTACTGATACATTTATTGGGATAATCATCAGCCAATCATAAAAAGTTCCATTCTCTCTTGATCCTTCTCCATAAGAATTTGAGTATTCAATAATTAAATCTATAACCTCCAAATAATTATTATATCGTGTTTGAGTAGTTAATTCTTCTGCAAAATTTCGGCACATTAATAAATATGCTTCTATGATTGACTTATGTTCTTGATTGGCATAGATAGCTTTTTGCATTTGCCAAAGTTATAAAAAAACTTACTCTATTCCTTTTTCTTTTTTTAAGTTTTCAACAATGGATTTATAATATCTTATATCTTCTTCGTATTCTGCCCTCATTTTTTTTAATATGATCTTAGCTGCAAATTCTAAATCTCCTGATGTTCCTTCTCCATATTTAACATCTAATGCAAGTCCAAATTTCCATTGTTCGCCTGAT